GAATACGTGGTTTTCTATAAAAGTAGTCTGGTCTATTTGACTCACTAACTAGCGACATTAAGTCTTTTATCCCTGCATCGTTTTTAGCCAACACTATCATGTGGTGTCGTTTCATATTTTTCATATTTTTGATTGTGGCATCTTGTTCGCAAATATACATTTCACAACCAATGATTGGCTTAACACCATTTTTCCTGGCGGTGTCGAAAAATGCTTTCATTCCAGCTATATTTCCATGGTCAGTAATTGCACATGCTGGCAAACCAAGTTCTACGCATCTTTCAATAATACTTTTTGGAGAAGCCAAACCATCAAGCAATGAATAATACGAATGACAGTGCAATGGAGCGTATGTTTTTTTTTCCATTATTGTTCTCCGGGTTTCCCCATCGTAAGTTGTTCTTGTTGGCTGAGTCCATGATATTTACAAACAATATACTCAGTTCCCATCGTGTGGAGATCTGACCAAATTTTATCACACATTCCGTTGTTTCCATACCCACACATCTTACAACTCCAATGACGATTTCTCCTAATTAATGTGTCTTTTGTCACTGCTTTAAAAAAATTATGTAAAATTGCTATGGTATTCACAATATCTTTATCTGACAGGCTTATTGTTATTGGTCCACCATCATTCGTATAATAAAATGTTACTAAAATATTTTCATATTGTGGATACATACAACTAACAGCAAAATGATACAGTCTGGCCTGGATTTCTCCAGGTAAAGAAAGTTCATCAATAGTTTGTTGAGTATAAAAATTTTGTCTTTTCCCAGTTTTCCAGTCTATTATTTCAATAGTTTTTTCGTCTATTAGCCTTAGAAAATCTATAAATCCTCTTATTTTGAACTGACTGGTTTTCCCATTGTTGTCTTTACATTCCCATTCATCCCCAGGTAATTCCAAAGCAAACCACTGTTCAGAGTCTACCACATCACTATCATACGGATTGTAGTACTTGTTCCCAACAACTTCTTCTATTGCCAACTTGCATTTTTTGAAATCGGCAGCTTCTTTAAATTCTCCAGTTTCCTTATCTCTCCTAGTCGTTGTCCTGCGAATATCTACTTCTGAAGATTTTTTTGTGTGTTCGTCCCATGCTCTATCAAGAAGCCACATTGGATCAACATTCGTTTTACCATTCTTTTTTAATTTTATCATCCACTCAAAAACTTGGTGTACTATTGTTCCTTGTAGTGCTGCTTTTCCGGCTTTTGATTCCATTTCAAGACCATAATGCATAAAATATGAGAATGGACAATGTCCGTACAACCCAATTGAACTAGCGCTAGCTTTAGTGATATTCATAAAACATTGCTCCGCTTAATCGTCACAACTATGCCAATGTTCTTCTGATTCTCTTATTTTAACACTTTCTCCAGGCCAATTAAATCTGTCATCTAGGTCAAATCTGCCTGTTTCTTCAAAATGCATAATACACATTACATTAAAAATAATTGCAGCAGCATGATCTTCGTCTTTATCCCCCATGATTAGTTGAAAAACATGTCTCATCATACTGGCAATACATCTAGACATGGGAATTCCCTTAGTCCAGTTGTGTTCATCATATTTTTCAGCACCTCTTGCATACAATAAAGCCAGACGACGCAACGCTGTTGGTGGTATTAGATCATATCTTGGCTTGTTGTTTTGTGTATCCCTGACTGCTCCTGTCTCGTAATTTTCTCTTTTCCCAGAATCTTTGGTTAAAAATTGATCGCTCATTTTATGTCGACTCCATGTTCTGTAGATAGTATTTTAGAATGAGACGCTTTACTAACTATTGGTTGAAGTTTTTCAAGAATATCTTCGCTTAACATATCCCCTACGTCGTTGACAGTTTCTGGTGTTAAACAAAAAACCCTGAAATAATACATTAGATCTTGTTCTATTTTCCCCATTGCTGCTAGTCCAGCACTGTCATTATCGAACAACAACACAACCGTCAATGCTCCAGAATTTTGCAATATCAGTCTTTGTTGTTTAGACATACTCGTACCCATTATTGCAACACTATTTTTAATTCCAGCAATTTCAAGAGCCCACACATCTCCAGGCCCCTCACATATTATCGCTGTTCCAGATTTGCTTATAAATGGTTTAGCATACCAAGAATTATATAATGATGATTCACCCTTAAATCCTTTAGAATGTTTCCATTTGGTATACATTCCTCTATATTGTTCGTCTGGACATTCAGATCTTCTTGGATGATGATACATATTGCATTTTTTGCATTTTTCATATATGCTTCTTCCAGACCATCCAACAACATATCTTCCTGTTATGTCCAGAACAGGGAAAAACGCTCTTTGATACATTGGTTTGGATTTTTTGTCACAAAAAGATATATGATATTTTGCTATTATTTCTGGGGGGACACCACGATTCGGGTAGTATACCTGATCTGGCCTTAATTGCCCAACAATAGTGGCTAATTGTTGTCTATTGTCTGGATCTACGGTTCGTTTTTTCCTGTATTGTTTAATAATTTTAGCAATTTCTATATCTTCTGCTGTCGAGGTATTTCCTTCATCATCTTCTAGTCCAAGTGTTTTTGCAACAAATCTAACTGCAGCAATAAAGCTGCATTCTTTGTTTGTTTTTCTGCTTAGGGTTCCACGGACTAAACCAAATATACTAGTTGATGGACCAGTAATCGGATCTCTATGGCAACCATGGGTTTTGCACTGCCAGTGATTAGACTGAATCGCCCAGAATATTCCTCTGGGGTTATCTCCATCATGAACTGGACACTGTGCTTGGATATAATCGTGTCTTTCTGTGTATTCCATTCCAAGTGCATCGAAAACTTCAGTTACTCTTTCACAAGCACGATCTTGGATAAACTTTATGTTTAATTGTTTATTATTCATTTGTTTGGTTTATAAGACTTTTTTTTGCAACAACAGAAAATGGCTGTCCTTCTGATAATTTTCCTATATGTAATTGATCTTTGATATTGATATATTCTCCGTTAGGCATTCCTGGTCCATACCTAGTATCCGTTACCAATAGTTTTTTTGTTCCGTTTGATGGTGGATCTTCGTTAAGTTCTGCTTGTGTTTTAGGCTTAAGAATAGTAAAATTAGAACACAGCCAGACAACCCTGTCTGAACCGGAAATAACTTCTGCCCCTTCTTTATCAACTCCGTCTCTATTAAGCTGTACTGTTGCTAAAACCGGTAATTTAAATTTTACTGCAAAATTATGCAATGATGTTATTAAAAATCCCAACAATTGATATTCTTGTAAATTGTTGTTTTTTAGCCCTCCATCGTCCATAAGTTTGATATAATCGTAAACTATGAGACATGGGTTAGCAGACCCATTACTGTTAAATCCTACTGTTTTAGACAACCATCTTCTTGCTATTGACATTATTGCTTGTGGAGCTAACCCGGCTACTGAAAAATGATCAATTGATAGATTTTCTATGTGTTCCTGGCATTCCCATATTGCCTTTGATTCATTTTCCTCATATTTAAAATTTCCAGTTTCTATATGATTAAGATCAACGTTAGACACCATTGATGCTAACCTGTGTAATTGTGCATCACTGGTTAATTCTGTATCTAGGTATAATACCGGTATTCCGTTCTCTGCAACATTTCTAGCTACATTTAAGCAAAAGAAGCTTTTTCCTTGTTTTGGTCTAGCTCCAACAACATTAACAGTTGCCGGTCTAAGTCCTCCTCCGACTGCCGTATCCCAAGCTGGGAATCCAGTTGGTAACCCAACAATATCTTGCGGTGTGTCTTCTAAGGCTTTCATTGAATTACTATATTGTTGTCCCAAAGATACTACTCCATTTCCCTGAGACATTGTTTTACCAGTGAATTCAAATATTGGTTCTTCTATTGCTCCAATAATGGTGTCTACATCTTCAGCACCTGTAATTGATTTTAAATTATTACACACGGCGTTGGCTGCCATAAAACCTTGTCTAGCTAAGGATAATTTATAAACTGCAACAACCATAGACATAACATTATCTTGCGATGTATTTGTCTCAGACATTATTGCGTCTAAATATTCTGAATATTTGCCACCAGAAACAAAATTATCATATCCTAGCATTTTTGCTGCAGCTTGGATACTAGGAATGTCGAAATCTTTTATATCTCCGACATGTACTAGGTGAGCGAATATTTTGAAAAGTTCCTGGTTGTGTATCCAATAAAAATCTGTAACTCCGATAATATCTTCCACCTCAAAGAAACATTCACATCCATATGTTGTTATTCCTGCGAGAATTGCTCTTTCCATTCCCGAGTCTTGTAAAATAGCGTTAGTTTTATTGGCCATACTAGCGATGCCTTTTAAGTTTAGCTAGACAAGTCTTACATTTTTGTCCTATATCACCACTTGAAATTTTAGTTGCAAAATCTTTATCGCATTCGCTACATTTTACCATGTATGTTTTTGGAGGAGACCTTCGTTGTTTATTTGTCCTAGCTGCTTTTTTCTTATTGGCTTCAACTTCTTCTGGATCAGGTTCTTCGGTTATTAAGTGTGAATATACTTTTTCAGTATTGCAAGATTCATCACACTTACCAGCAGGAACATCTTCATCGAAAACAGATGAAGCAATCTGTATAATTTGTCTTAAAATATCTGTTTCATTGGATAATTCTGGTGGAGTTATTTCTTCTCCGGTCATGCTTTTATATCCACTACAAACAATTGACCAATTTGATGTAATAATACCTTGTTTGATTTGTTCTATGGGACTCATGTGCATTTCCCTTCGTTATATCTTGCTCTAACTAGATTATTTATGTTTTGACTCATTAATTCAATTCTTCTAGCAATGTATGAAATTCTATCATTTCTACATTCTGCTTGTCTAGTCCATGCGGTTAATTTAGTTTTGTCGTCACCAAACATTTTTGCAGATACATACTTCGCCCACCTTAAGAATGATACGCATTCGTTGCTCTTTTGTTGCAAGAATAATGCATATTGGGACAACATAACAGAATCCTCAGACAGTTGTACTGAAGATCTTTCTCTTAGAGTGTCTCTGTCAAAACACAAAATATTTTCAATATCAACACTATTTGGTTGATAAACTGACACACCCAAAGATTCAATCCACAAATTTAATTCTTTTTCATATTTATCAAAATGGTCATTTAAATCACTCATGATATATCTCAACTAACCTAAAACCATTTAATTCGCACCAGTCTCGTTTTCTTTGATCAGTATCTTGTTGTCTATGGAAATCTTGTACTGTTTTGTGAAAATGTCTAGTATGGTAAACATGTTGTCTTCCATGACATTCTACTACCATTTTAATTGACGGTATAAAAAAATCAAGAACAAAATTTTCACCACCAACAACAACCTCTTCATATATTCTGTCGTGGGGATATTGTTCTGCCAATTGTTTCCCTATGTCGTGTTGAAATTTAGATTTAGATTTTCCACGTAAATGTTTGTTGCTGAGCCTTATTCTTGTCTCGTTGCCATTTAACAGTTTGACTATCATATTATACTTCTATGTCAACACAATTGAATCTTGTGGTAATGCCAATTGTTCCGTTGAATAATTCACATTTTACTCCTGCTTCTTGCATCATTTCCCATCCTTGTTGAATGGATTGTCTCCAAGTTGTGTGTTCAGAAGCCATAGCCATCAATTGAGCATGCCCTACAACCTTACGTATCCCAGCCTGAATAATTGCTTTAGAACAATTTGTGCATGACACAAAAGGACAATATAGGATAGTACCTGCTGTACTTTTTCCATTTCTTGCTGCGTTGAATATAGCACTGGTTTCTGCATGTACAACCAACATATTTTTTACTTGTCTGTCCTCTAGTCTTGACCTTGTCTCTGCAATTCCTGTTGCAAATTTATTTGTCCCAAAAACAAGTATGCTGTTGTCTTTAACTAATACTGAACCATTCCTAGTATTCGGATCTGAACTCGTTGAGTTTGCATGTCCATATGCTAAATTTAAAAAATTTCTTGCAAAATTGTCTGTTGTTATAGAAAATGGTTGCGGTAGCCAACCAAGTTTACCAATCAAATTATTCATTTTCTTCTCCAGATTTTATTGTTGGTAGTACTATTTTTCTTATTTCTTCTTCTAGTATTTTAAGTTTGTCGTTGTTTTCTCTCAAAAAATTAGACAATCTTGCTAATCCCTGAAATTTTGGAGCACTTTCTTCGTTTCCAAACATGGGAATAGAATACCATGCTCCAGCTTTTTCTATAAGCCCTAAATTCTCTGCAGTAAGTATAATATCCCTAACACTGTCTATACCTATTCCATATCTAAGAGGCAATACGCACGGAAGCAACGGTCTACCCATTGCAGAACACTGGACTGTTATATGCATATCATGTCCATCTGGTGCATTTGTTTCCGCATTTCTCTCCCATTGTTGTGTCCATGTTACTTTTAGCCAGACAGAACATGCATATTGCACAGCGATGCCGCCTTTTTCAATATATTTAGCACCACGAGGTTCTCTACTGCTTATTAACTGAGAGATAAAAATCAAAATTACATCCTGTGAATCAACTACTTGCTGTATTCTTCTAAAAAATGCAGATAATAGTTTCGCAGGACCAGCCATGTCTCTGCTGCTTCCAATTTGATCTTCTTGTTCTGTCATCGTAGACAGTGCCGCTATGCTGTCTACAACTACGACCGCCTTTTTAGTTGTTTTGGCTATTCTCTCAATAATATCTAGGTAGTTTTCTGCTGTTAATATACTATCAACTCTGTGTGGTACAACTTGTAATTTTTTAGAATCTAGCCCATTAATGGTGCTCAGTAATTCTGGTGTACATCTTTTCTCTATGTTTACATAAAATGTCGGACGATCTAGTAGTTGAGCATTTCTTAGTAATTCTAGGCACAGGGTTGTTTTTCCAGACTTTGGTTTTCCGGTTATCAAACAAATAGTCCCATCAGGTATCCCACCACCCAATGCTACATCTAGCGACAATGGCGTATTAAGAACATCCCTAGAACGAGGAGGAAGTGCTACTGAAGCACTGTCTATTATGCCTTTCCCATACATTCTTGTCAAAACAGCATCTAATGATTCTTCTTCTATTTTAGGTTTTCTTTTTGCCATGTTCTATTTCTCTGATTTTTGATAGTCTGTTTTTCTGTTTTTGTGTTACAAATGTAGAATTTTTTTGTTCATCAATTTCAATATATGTGTCTGTTTTTGACAATGCTAGTCTTTTGTCTTTCATATCTTCGGCCAAACTAACGGTAAGTTTTACTACTTTTGCTACTGTTTTATTAGACACCAAAGCTTTTATGTTGTGTGTTTTGATGATTTCTATCAATGCTCTCTGTATTATCGGGTCGGTTAAGTCTAATTCTTTTTTTAAATTAGCAATTCCACGAACTTCTCTTCTATATTTCGGACCCCAATATTTTTTATCGGACCAAAATCTTGCACCAATTTTTTTATTTGTGTTTAGACAAACCAACTCTATTATGTAGTCTCCAACAGTTACATATAGATTCGGTGTTGTTGGTGATTCGTATGGTCTTTTATCGCTTTTTTTGTGGTTTTTAATCATTTTTATTTTTATTCATAATGAGGAAAAAATCATTTTCATTTATTGGTCTTTCTTCGGGCATTGTTTTGTCGAATTTTGGTTGTTGATACCAAACAACATTTATCTTATCTCCATCACAATATCCAAGACCAAAAAGATTTGTCTGAGATCCTCCCCACACAGCAAACTGTTTGTTACCAAGGAAGTATCCTTTTTGATTCGGAGGTGTGTCTATGATAACACCATTAGATCTTTGAAATCTTAATCCAGTTATTGAAATATCTGGGTTTGCTTTTAACCAAGAGGCCAATCTAGACCAAGCATGTTTTGCGCCTTTTGGTGAATCCTGTATTACTGTTCGTCCATCAGACAAAGACGCTAAAAATCTTGATCCAGGGGTGTCTTTTGTTACACTGAAAGCTACCAGTTCGTCGTTAACTGTCATTATTTTCTCCATTTTTTCCATGGGGGCATCTACCCAATTGTTCATCTGCTTTCATTGATTCAGAAGGTGTCATTGCATGTACGCCATGTCCAATATTCATACCGCGTTGCGGTTCTCCAGGCTCAAGTCTGACAATGCGATCATCAAGTGGAGTATTTTTCACAACATCTGTATCTTTTGGTTGCTCCACTACAGAACCATCTGTAGTTTCGTCGCAATTAATCCCATCAAAAAATTTATCAATTTTATTCATAACTTCTTGAATAAAAACTTCTCTTGTTTTCGCTGTTGTTCTACCAAGGTTTACCCTAGATACGCTTATAAAATTTAATAAGCTTTTTCTAAATCTTTTATAAGACATCATACTGGAATCTCCTTTGTGCTAGATGTAAAGGTGTTACATTTTTACTTCTCAAAAATATACAATATTGTTCATAACATGCTTTGCTGCATTTCTTCAAGGTCCAAAACAACCTTCCGCGTTCTCTATCTCTTCTACACATTTTGTGGCTAAGATTATTTGGATTAAACAGGTCACCCTCAGAAGATGCAAGAACAAAATATTTTTCGTTCGTATGTTTTGCAAAAACAGCAAAATTGATATCTTGTCCATCGGAGTAATGGTGAGGAGTGCCTTCTCTATCTACAATTACTGGTATCATTGTTTTCTCCATGCCTTAAAAACAATGTCTGACTTTGGAGTATCTTTTTCTGCAATATATACATCAAAAGACATATTGTCACTTGGCACACCAGGATAAAATTGTCCAACTATTTGTTTAACAACAGAATAGCCACCACACATTCCACATTTAACAACTACTTTGCTTGTTACATTATTTTGTTTTTCGTCTTTTGCAGACACTACTTGTATACATAATAGTTGTTCACCACAATCGGCACATTCAAAATTTACTATTCCAGAATTTGTTATCCCCTTGAGTTTCCTATTCGCTGGTGTATTATCTAAATGTATTTTAGATTTATCCATTAATCTATTCTCCCCTTCTTAATGTATTTTTCAGGATCTTTTAATACATCTTTGTTTATTGGACCATCTCTCCAAAATGGAGTTTCCCCCTTATGGATTCCCTCTCCAAGTCTATCTTTGCGTTTTTTATCTTGACTATTCTTTCTTGTTGTTTTACCTCTGTTGCCTGTGCATGGGGTATCCGTTCCCTTGACAATTGCTGCTGCTCCCATCCCTATAAGTTTTATTAAGCTGTTCTTCCCACAATTATTGCACGTTATTAGTGGTTCAGCAGACATAGAATGAAATGCTTCGAATCTATGGCCACAAGATTGACATTCATAATCATAATGCGGCATGATATATCTCCATTATCTAGTATCCAGATACAATCTTATACGTTATTATGCATATTTTGTTTTGTAAAAGTGTTATTCTTTTTGGTAAAATGTTTTAATAGTTCAATATCTTTGTCTGAGAATTTACCAATCTTTGTTTCTTCTTTGAGGTGTTCTTTAAAAATGTTCACAGCAGATGGATTTCTATATGATGCACTTTTTATAGCACTTGTCAGGAGACACAACATCGTTCCTCTTTTCATAAATGCTTTAACCAAAAATACACCAGCAATAACAAATATCAAGACTATTATTGAAGCTCCTATTACTACCCATTCAGCGCCACCATAATTTATAGTTTCAGCTTGAACATTTTTTCTCCAAAGAGATATGTCTTCCAATTCAACACTGACTTCTTCTGCTATTTGTGCCACATTATCTATATCGCACGTTATATCCTCAACAGTTTCAGCAACAATATCGACATCAGCTTTTTGATCAATAAGTTCTTCCATTTTGCTCATGTCGTTTTTGATTCCTTGAACTTCTGTCTTAACTGCATTTGGTGATATACAAGAATTTAATAGTAGTACTTGTGAACAAATAAAACAGAACAACACACATAGCATTAATTTTTTTTTCGTTTGTTTTTGCATTTTCCATTTTTCCTATCAAATACTTCGTTAACAAGAGCGTCTGCTCTATGATTTTCTCTTCGAGGAACCCATTTAATAGTAAATTCTTCAAACTGTTCAAGTAGTTCTAAAACACGGTCTCTGTGGGCAATCAATTCTTTTTTGTTTACTTTATATGCTCCAGTAACTTGTTTTACCACTAATTGGCTATCCCCTATTATCCGAACTTTACGTATACCATTCTTTATACTTCCCTGTAGTCCTGCTATGAGTGCCCTATATTCAGCTATGTTGGAAGTTCCCTTCCCGCACGTATTTTTCCCTGACGCAAAAACTTCTGATTCATTTTTTGGATTTACGGCAAGCCATCCATATGCCATTGTACCTTTGCGTATTCCGCCGTCAAAATATAGTATCGCTTCAGACATTAGAATGGAGTCTCCTTGTCTCCAATTTCACTATTGGCTCCAGAACACATATCCCTGAAAAAACATCTAGTACATGCTCTCTCGTTGTCTGTGTGTTTGAAAAAATCTGGGTTATCTCTTTCTAAGAATGCTTGTGCAATTATAGGATATTCTCTACGAATAATTCCAGCTTGTCTTTTCATATGTTCCATTGTTATGCTCAGGTGAGGGATCGCTTTGTCTCCAAGATCACTATACATGGCGAGATATACAGGAACTATAACAATTTCTTCCGGGGCATGTGCCCATTCTTGTTTTATTGCATACATACCATATGTTGTCAATTGATCTATAACGCTGTCACTAACTTTTCCTGTTTTCCAGTCAAGTAAATATACTTTGCCGTCATGCTTGAAACCACAGTCTATTTTGACTGTTACTTCTTCTTCTGTATTCAAATGAAACTTTTGAAAATCTTCTAAAGATAACCAATTTTCTGGTTGTATGTTTTTTATAATCTCGAACAATGGACATTCAAAAAAAGCTTTTATAGATGACAGCACTTTAAACTTATATGCCTTGAGTTTTGCTTTAGGAATATCTTCTTGATAAAAATGTTCAGCTAAATTAGTATTGTATTTCGGACTTTCTTCCCATCTCTTTTCAACAGATTGTTTCCATCCTTTTCTTAACCTCTGGATGGCTTCTTCTTGAGCTTGATCTATCGTAGACCATACACCAGTTTTTCTACCACGTGTTATCACATCTTCTATGACATCATGGACAATACTACCGACAAACATTGGCATATTCGTCATATTCTTTAACATATATGCTCTGCGACGTTCCTGCGGGGCACTTCCCATCCAACCTCCCCAAGACATGTTGTATGTCAGATAATATTTCCATGCGCATTCACGCATACATTTTAACCTTGATTCGCTCCATGCGAATGTTTGTTCGATATTGCTCATCTATTCATCCTTTTGTAGTCTTTCACCGATACCGTCTCTGTTCAAATAATACTTTCTGTCAAAAAATGGGAAAAATTCTGGACAGAATCTTGTGATACTACCATTTATATCTTGTTGTAGAGTTACTATACAAAATCCTACGTGAGCAGACAATTTTCGTTTTCTCATAAAATTAGTTTGGTCTTGGGTACACCCTGCTTGTACACAATGAACATTACGAGGAAAACAGTTACCAGTTATTGTTATTTGCCCATTCTGTCTCATAACCCATGTCCCAAGATCAGTCGTAGGACACCATGTCCTTTCTTGTGAAGACGCAAATATAGCATCTCTTATGCGATAATCTCGATATGGTTTTTGAAACAAAGAAGTTCTTAAAGTTTTTGAATTCTGTATATGATATGGTTTACCAGTAGCTATGCCTTCCAAAAATGCTGCTAATGTAAATGCATCATTAACTGGTCCAGCATTTTGTGCAAATGAAATTGTTTTGTGTGCTTTTGTCCCTTCGCCAACCATTAAACCAAAAATAAACGCTTTACGTTCTCCAGAAGTCATTTGAAGAACTTTATCTATTGCTGATTTTTTATCCAGAAAATCGGAATATTCGAATTGTCCAAGTCCTGGACCATCTGGTCCTTTTGCTGCTTGTATCAAATTTGGTCTGATATTATCAGCCTTTGGTCCTACATCGGACATCGGGGCAAGGAATCTTTCGCCATCCTGTTCCCAAACCCATTTGTGATCTGGAGTACAATTTACTGAGAATTTAGTATTACTATAATAATTTAATTGTGTTAATGGAGTGGTGTTAATATGTCTTAATGTAGTCCATTCCAATTTACCAGTTTCTAAATTATATCCTAAAACTTTGTCACCAATAACAATTTCGTTATATTGTTTCCAACCATTCTGTGTCATGATTTCCGAATCAAGGCTAACACAATACTCTTGTTTGTGATAATGCCCGATAATACATACTGCAGGTTTTTCTCCACCCTGGAATGATTCTACTAATTTTTGACTAGCATAAGAATATGCATATGAACTTCCGCCACCAGCATGTATAACTTTAACTATAGCTTTGCCTTTTGGCGCCTTTAATTCAAAATCTGATTCCATATAGCCCATATATACTAGATCGTCTCTTCCGTGTTCTCTCGCCTCCAACATTAGGTATCTACCGAATTCTATTCCTTCGCGTTGCTGGAACCAACCTTCGTGGTCATCACCATCAACAAAATATGTTTTTATTCCAGGACGAGTTGGCCAATGCTTGATACAATATTGGACCTGATCTGCTATTCCATGAGCGTGAAGCTCATGTGTATTAAATCTACACTCACCATCTATATAATTTCCTGGACACAAAACAACAGTTATACCCTGTCTTTGGAATTCATCATATGCAGCTTCCATAACATCAAGTCGTTCTTTTTTGCTACACAAGTGCATATCCGCTATAACACCAAATTTTATTGGTTTCTCGTGAAAATGATTTTCAAAAATAATTTTGCCACTGGTTCTTTCTGCGGATTTGCCGATTTGAACAGTCTTTCCTCTTCTTTGTATAATGTATCCTCTTTCCTCCATATCGTCTATAACAGATGAGACATCCTCTTCTGAACAATTAATTTTCTCTGCAATTTTTTTGATTGTTGTAGGCATCTTTAAGCACCTAGCAACTTCTGTTCTGAACAATGGTTCATTTGGATCTACACCAATACGTGGAATACCATCAATAATGGTTTCAGCTTTGGTGATAAGTTTTCTTGCTTTCCAAACAGAAATATTTAGTTCTTCTGAAATAAAATCTCTAAGACTACCAGCATTTTTGGTTCTTTTGTGTTTCCTGATAAGCTTTATTACATCTTGCATTTGCTGTGGTAATATATTACTTTTAGCCATTTATATGTTTCCTTTCTATATATTGCATTGCCCACCAGGACAGTCATTTATTGAAGCCTGTTCTTGTGTTTTTTCTAAATGTTTTTTTGCTTCGGCCAAAGATAATGGGACCAAAGGAGATTCTCCTTTACTACCATCTCTATATACTGTTATACCTTTTAGTTTTCCTATTGCTTCCCTCATTTTTTTGGATAATTTTTCTGAAGAATAGTAACTTGGAAGATTTATAGTTTTTGATATTGAATTATCTATGTGTCTTTGACACATAATTTGCATTGCCAAATGATCTTCTGGAGAGATATCGTGAGCACCTTGAAAATGTTTAGTTGATTTTTTTGCTTCCAAAAATTGTTTAAGAAGAGGGTGAATAACAATTTCTGTGGCACCATTTATCGCTTTATCATCATGCATGTTTTCATGTTTGTTGAAAAATCTTTTGTATACCGGCTGAAAAAGAGGTTCTATTCCAGATGAACATCCAGCGACTATCGATGTAGTTCCAGTTGGAGCTATTGTCAACAAGGCACAATTGCGTATCCCATGTTCTTTAATCAATCTAATATGACGACGTGTCAGACATTTTTTTACAAACCCAGTTTTAACATGTTTGTCTGACTCAAAAGCTTCAAATGAACCTTTCTCAACAGCAATCATAATACTAGCATGATATGCTTGTTTTTTAATAAAATCCATAACATTGTTAACAATATTTCTTCCTTCTTCGCTGGAATATTTTACACCTAACTCCAGAAGCATATCGTGTAATCCCATTACTCCAAGACCTATCCTCCTATGTTTTTTTGAAGTTTCTTGTATTAATGGTAGTGGGTAGTTGTTTTGGTCTAACACATTGTCTAAAAATCTTGTTCCCAATGCTGTCGTTTCTTCAAGCATGTCCCAATCTATTTCCCCATCAACAACATGGGTGTGAAGATTAATTGCTCCTAGACAACAACATCCATATTCTTCCAAAGTTATTTCTCCACAATTACCAACAACAAATCCATTGACAATCAAGGAATGAGTTTCTGGTTCATTCAAACAATAAACATCTTCAATACCATCTTCAACTATTGATGTTATTTTAACAACGAATTTTTCAGGTTTTTTACATATTCTTCCTCTATTATTCAACTTTTCTATTAGCTGTTCTTGTATGTTTCCAGCAAAACCTATTTTTTGCTCAAATTCAATCGCATTAGGTCTATTAATTATTAATTCATATTGTTCTTTACAAAAATAACTTTTATAATTATACTTGCCGTCAGGTAGTTGTCTATATCCTGCATCTCTTCTTTTGTTTACTGATGATGTAATACCAAAGTTCTGTAATAGTATTTGTATTTCTCTTAACAAATCAACATTGCTTTGTGACAGTCTAACAGATAAAGAACCTTTAGTGCCTCGCTCTTTTAGTTGAACAGAGCCATCGGCCTGGAATAATCCGGCAAGATATCCTCTCACAAAATCTCTAGAACCCCTCCAAACAGCTTCTGGTAATTTTGTTTTGGTAGATTCTATTAATATACCAAATTTTTCATAAAAATACTTTGTCAATCTAACGGATGATATTCTTAATTTCTCTGGTTCACAACATTTTCTAATAGAAATTTCACCATAGTCTCTATGTCCAGTATTGTCAAGACGAGAAGATATTCTATCATTTACCAATTTTAGCATATGATTGCACAGATCTTCTTCGTTCCAATAATCGAGACACATAGCTGGAAAATTTGTTGTCTGTCTTATTAGTGTTCCATCTCCAACAAACGAACCCAAAATTACACCATCTCCGTAATCTCCCAGATCACCCCACATACCTTCCCCTGATTGTAGGTTTATTTTGTCTCCAGGTCTAAGAGCAGATAACGGTCTGCGACCAGTTGGCGTTATGAATTCGTGATATTCTGTACATCTTATTATGTTACCGTGTGATGTTGTGAGTTTGTATATTTTTTGTTGTTTGCCGGTCATTTTAACTGGACTTGCATTTCTATTAGTTGTCCCAGTTGATATAGTATTAGCACATCTACTGTCTGTCACTACATTGTTGGAAAATCCAGCTTCTTCCAACTCTGCAAGTGTTATCATTCCGACATCTGTGTGTAGTCTCATTTCTTTAGTAAAACATGGGTTGGTAGAAGAAATTTCTCCACCCTTAGCATATGAGATTGTATTTTGTTCTCTCATTAATCCCATATTAATAATTCCAGGATCTCCACCGCTCATAGAATTTTCTATAATTTTATTCCAAACATCTAACGCAGATACTTGACCAAATACGTCTCCATGCCACTTGAAAATAATATCTCCATTTCCCTCAACCAGTTTCAAAAATTCATCATCTATTAAAACCGATATATTTGCATTCGACAATTCATCGTTGTCAAGTTTAGCAGACAAGAATTCAAGAAGATCTGGGTGTTTCCAATCAAGGCAATATAATAAAGCGGAACGTCTACCACCACCCTCTCTCAATTCATTACATACTGCATTAATAGCTCTCATAAGACTAACGGAACCAGTAGCTTCTCCACCAGTTCCTCTTATTGGTGCTCCTCTTGGACGAATTTTAGAGAAATTAATTCCAACTCCACCACCGGTTCCAGATATAATAGTGACATTGCGCAAAACATCACCCCATCCTTCTCTTGAATCTTCTGCTGGAACAACAAAACAATTCAAAAGCTGTCCCCTGGGTCGTCCTGCCCCCCTCCAAATTCTTCCTCCAGGAGAAAAGCGATTGGTACTTATTATTTCTAAAAATCTACCAAAATACTCGTCTCTTTTTACTCCCAGTTCCGCATCCGCAATAAACCTGGAGACTCTCTCACATGCTTGCATAAATGTTTCTTCTTGATGTATTGCATACCTATCTTTGAAGATTTTTAATGCAAAGTCTGTAGGATTATATGTTTCAAGACTCAAGAATCATCACTCCCTTCTATTTGTA